GCCCTCCCCTACCTCGAACCACGGACGCCCGAGGAGTGGGCGGCGCTGAGGGAGGCCTGGGGTTTCGCCGAGGCGCCGTGCGTGGTGGGCGTCGGGCTCGACCGCGCGGGGGTCTCACGGCGCGGGGACAGGTCGGTGTGGTGCGTGGTCGCGCGGTTCGACCCGAGGGCCGCGGTCGAGCCCGTCTATCGCCTCGTGCGGTGCTCGGTCCTGCCGACCGGGAGCGAGGCCGAGGTTCTCGCCGAGGAGAGGCGCACGCGGGAGGTGTTCGGCGCGCCCGACGGCGTGCTGTGTGAATCCTATCAGTGCGCGGACCTCGTGGGGAAACTCGACGGGGCGACGTTGGAGGCCCCGACGGCGCAGAGGCAGCAGGCATTGTTTGGCCGCCTCTACCGTCTGTTCGCCGAGGCCAGGATCGGCTTCCCCGCGTCCGCCGGGATCGACCCGCGCACGGGCGCGGGCGGGCTGCTCAAGGGCGAGCTGGTGGCGTTCGAGTATGACGCTGAGCGCGAGGGGCTCACGCGCTTCGGTACGCAGAGCGGGCACGATGACACCGTGTACAGCCTGGCCTGGTCGTGTGAGGCAGCGTCCGCAACGGTGCCGGCGGGGTACGGGCTCGCGTTCATGTAGAGAGGAGCTGAGCGACGTGGCAAAGGTGAACGGTGCGTTCGCGTTCGGCGAGGACGGCCTTTCGCCGCCGGAGGGGGCGCGCGGGACGCCGGAGGACTTCCGGGCGCTGTTCGCGTGGGCCGTCCGCGCGGCGGCGGAGGACCCGGCCTGGCCGAACGTGCTGTGCGCGAACCTGCGCCTGCAATCCGAGGGCGTGCTCGTCGGGCACGACGACCGGCGCGGGATGCAGGACACGAGGCCTATCGCGCAGTGCATCCGCGACGCGGCGGGCGACATCATCACGACCGCCAACACGGCGTACCTCTTGGCCGAGACGGACGACGCGCGAGAGAGGCTCGCGCGGTGGGGCCTGTCAGCCGCGATGCTCGGGACCGCGCTGGTGCTCGCGCTATCGCGCACGGCGCTGGAGATCGCGCGGCAGTGCCGGGGCCGATACTCGCACGTGAGCCTCCTCGCCTACCAGGCCCGGAATGTGATCGCGGCGTCCCCCTCGGAGGTCGGCAGGATCGACCGCGAGATCGCGGACCTGGGCGAGATCATGCGCCACGCCGGCCTGCCCGAGATCGCCTGGGCCTCGCGGGGGCTGGAGGGAGACGACGTGACCGCGGCCAGAGGCGCCGCGTGGGCGGAGACGTTCCGCGAGGTGGTGGCCGGGCGGGTTGCCGCCGAGGGGGCCGAACTGGCCTTCCGGCAGCGGGCGACGCGCGAGCTGGATGAGGCCCGCAAGGCGGAGACGCGGGAGCGGAAGGTGAAGTGCGAGGGTGCGGCACCGCACGACGAGACGCTGCAGCGGCGCGCGGCGCGGAACCTGAGGCGGGCGCCGCCCGGCACCGTGGAGGCGATCGTCGAACAGGACGGCGCGCCCCTCACCGTGACCGCGGAGGAGCTGCGCGCGCTGGCGCCGGCCCTGTTCGCCCGCGTGCGTGGTCGCCGGATCGTGGAGGTGCTGGTTGAGCACAACGGGAGTTACGCCGCGGCGGCGGAGGCCCTGGGCATGAGCGAGGCGGCGCTGCGGCAGCGCGTCCATCGCGCCCGAGGCGCGACCCCCCGAAAAAACTGACCCCCCGCCGAAAACAGTGTCACAAAGCGCCCCTGCCGGGGGCGTAGATTCATAGAGGACCACGCAAAGCCCCGACCCCCCAGACGACCCGACCCGACCGACCGCTCCACGCGCCCCGAACTCCATCGGGGTGCGCCGCGGTGTGCCGCGCGAACCCTATCGCGCGGATCGCCGGCGCCGGCTCGCCGTGAGGGACGGCGCGGCGTGACCTCCACGGCTCGCCCTTCAGGGCGAGCGAATCAGCGCCAGGTACACGCGGACGACCCGCCGCGCCGGGGGGCCGAGGACGTTTTCGGCCCCCCCTCGCGCCGGGCTCGGCGCGCGGACCTTGGCGCCTCGTCCGCGTGAGCGCAACGGAGCAAAACATCATGGCAGATGTGGACGTTGCCCACCTCTGTACAATCTACGACGTGAGGGCAGATCACACTGACCCGCGCGGCACGCTCGCAAAGCTGTTGGAGGCCATGCACGCCGAGGGGCGCGGCGGGCGCGCCGGCATCCAGGGCCGCTCAACGTTGGGCGTAGACCCTGGTGGGCGCGCGACGGCGGCGCTGCTGCGCTCGATCGGGGATGAGGGCGCCTTCAACCCCGGCGCCGAGCCACGTGATGGCGTGGACTCGGACCTCCCTCGGATCGTGAAGTCGCGGGTCGAGAAGTCCTCGAAGGTGCCCTCGACCGGCAGGGACCTGCGCGAGGTGCTGGCGCGCCCGGCGGGGGACGAGGACGAGCTGGCCCTTCAGCGCTGGAACGACAACTGCCACCTGTTGTCGCGCGTGCTCGACCTGCATCCGAAGCGCCTCAACTACTTCGCCGACGTGCTGCAGAGGAACGACCGCCTCGCTAAGTCCGCCGTGGATGCGATGACCTCCGGCGACGCGGGCTACGGCGCCGAGTGGGTGCCCACGGCCTTCTCCGCTGCGCTGTGGACCGACATCCGGCTCGCCGCGAAGGTGGCCGCTGCGTTTGTGCAGATTGATATGCCAACCCTCAGCTACAAGTCGCCATATGCCACGGGCCACACGACGTGCTACCTGACCTCGGAGGCCACCGACCTGACGCCGGCGCACGTGCCGACCGGCGCCGCGACTCTGACGGCCAAGGGCATGGGCGCTGCGCTCGAGTTCTCCGGCGAATTGACAGAGGATTCGATCATCCCCACGTTACCAATGGCGACGGAGGACATGGTGCAGACGTTGGCCGAGCACCTGGACACGAGCATCATCAATGGCGACACCACGAGCCCACACTTCGACGGCGCGGCGGTCAACCTCGGCGCGGCCGATACCCGGCGCGCCTGGAAGGGCTTGAGGCGGCTCACGCACGACGCGAGCCTCCTCACGTCCCTGTCAACTTTGACGGCCGAGGCGCTTCTCGGCCTGCGTGGTGGAATGGGCGTCTACGGCGTCGATCCAGCCCAGCTGGTGATGATCGCGAGTCCGCGGGCGTACATCAAGCTGCTCTCCTTGAAGGATTCCGCGAACAACGCCGTGGTATTGGGCATGGACAAGATCGGGGCCGCGGCCACGATCTTGACCGGGATGTTGGGCAGCCTCTGGGGCATCCCGATTCTGGTGAGCGCGCAGTCCCCCGAGTGGGAGGGCGAGGCCACGGGCTACTACGAGGATGGGGGGGGCGATCCGCCGGCGGCCCATTGGAGTTCGATCATCGTAGCCAACAGACGCGCCTTCCTGGTCGGGCACCGGCGGCCGGTCGCGATAGAGTCGGCCAGGTTCATTCTCGGAGACTGGGTCCTTGTGGTTGGGAGGCAGAGGGTTGCATTTTCGCCTCGGATAACTTGCGGAGCAACCCGACCATGTGCGTACCGCGGGATCGGCGTGGACGTGAGCTGAGGACCTACCTCACCGGATGTTCCGCTCCCGTCGAAGGGCGGGGCGTCAACCTGCGGGCCGGGCGGTTCCGGCATCGTCCCGCCCGGCCCGTGTCGTGGCTCCTCGGTGCGGGTTCGTCACCCGCGACCTCTCGGGCGGGGGCGGCGGCTCGGCGGCGCACGCCGTTGGGGAAAGGGCCGCCGCCCCCCGCAGAGGGGCTCTTGACAGCCTCGGAAAAACCGACTACAAAGCACGAAGCCCGCACCTCCAACCAAGGAATCGCGGGCTTCGAATTGAGACCGCCGGCGGGCCGACCCGCGCGGGGGCGTTTTGTGCCATGCACCGTAGCACACCCCCTGCGCGCTGTCAACCCCCGCCGGCTGCCTTGGAGGAAAAACGCCGTGGCAGCCGCCGCCCTGATCGAAGCCTCCGTCGCACCCCTGGCCGTCGAAGACCTGAAGCGGAAGCTCGCCGGCACCGACCCGCACAGGGTTTTGCGCGTCCTGGCGACCGCGCCCGTGCCGCCCAGGGAGAAGGCCGTGCTGCAGGTCCTGTGGTGTCACTCCCTCTGGGGGATGGGGGAGACGCACCCCTCCCTCCGCGAGGAGGACGTGATCGCCGAGGCCTGCGTCTCACGCGCGACGTTCTACCGCGCCCGCGACCAGCTCGCGGCGTGGGGCCTCGTGGAGGTCCTGCCGGCGGCGCGGAACCGCTCCTGCGTCTACGTGTTCCCCTGGCGCTTGGCGTCTCAACCTGAAGCCGATGGCGTTTCAGATTGCGACCCCATGCGCCTACGAATGGGGTCTCAGATTGAGACCCCAACAGAACAGCCGTTATTGTGTGAGCAAGAACGTCCTCCTCACGACCTGCCGCCGCCGACTGATCGGCGCGAGGAGGAAGACAAGTCTCCACACGCTCACGACGGCCCCGGCACGGCGGCCCTGCTCGCCCTGGGCATGGGCCGCGACGAGGCGCACGAATGGGCGCGCCGCCACCCCCCCGAGACCCTCGCCGAGGCCGCGGCGCTGACCCGCGAGCGCGCGACCATCGACGGCGCGCGCTACGCGCGCAAGGTGCTGACCAACTGGCTCAGCGTGGACTCGCCCGGCACGCGTGCCCGCCGCGAAAGCGCGCCGGCGCGGGAGGCGCGTGAGACCTTCGCCGAGCGTGAGCGGATCGACCGCGACCACTGGCGCGACCTCCGCGCGCGGTTCGACGCCCTGCCCGACAATGACCGCGCGCGGCTCATCGACGCGGCCCGCGCCGCGGTCCCGCTCCTGCGTGATAGACCCGCGGACTCACCGGCCGTCCTCGCGGCGGCCGTCAACCAGCTTGGGGCCGCCGGGCACACGGTCCCCCCCGACCCTGCCCACCCGGCGGCCTCAGGGCAGAACGGGGGAACGTGATGGACGACACCGAGGGACCGCAGGCCCAGACCGAGGCCTTCCTACAGGCCGTCTTCGGCGGCCTCGCCGACGCCGACCCCGCCCTCCACGGCTACCTGTGGCACCTGCCGGGGAAGATCGCCCACAGCTTCCGCAACCCCGCCCGCGCGGCGCAGCTGGTCGGCGCCATGCGCGAGGGCCGAGACGTGTACTGCGGGCTCGCCCTCTCGCGCGGCCTCCTGCCACAGGACAAGCGAGTCAGCAACGCCTCCGCCGCCGGCCTCGTCGCCCTGGGCGCGGACCTCGACGTCGGCAAGGCTCGCTGCCCCAAGACCATCGAGCGAGCCCTCGCGATCGTGGACGCCCTGCCCCTCACGCCGACCGTCCTGGTCAACAGCGGGCACGGGCTGCACGCCTGGTGGTGCTTCAGCGAGCCCTGGGTCTTCGATGGAGACGCCGACCGCGCCGAGGCGGCCACGCTCGCCCGCGCCTGGGGCGGCCTGGTGAAGGACACGGCGGCAAAGCTCGGCTTCGCTGGGATCGACTCGGCGCACGACCTTGCCCGCCTCCTCCGCGTCGCCGGCACCTTCAATCAGAAGGATCGGGCGCACCCGCTCCCCGTCGCCCTCCTGCGCCACGACGGCCCGCGCGCCGACCCCTCGCACCTCGCCGAGCTCGATGAGCTGCAGCGCCACCTCGCCGCGGCCCGCGCCGAGGCCCTGCCGACCGACGCCGCCGACGCCGCGCCTCCGGGCACCGCCGACCTGCCGCAGCACAAGCTCGAAGCCCTCCTCACTAACGTCCGGCGGTTTCGTGACTCCTGGTTCCACGACCGTCCCGACCTGTCCGACCCGAGCCTGTCGGGCTATGACCTGTCGATCTGCGACCTCGCCGCCGACGCCGGCTGGACGCCCCCCGAGCTCGCCGCCCTCGTGCGCGAACACAGGCGGCGCTTCGGCGACCCGGACCTCAAGGGCGAGCGGGCCGACTACGTGGAGCGAACCATCGGCAAGGCCCTCGCCCGAGTGAAGCAGGACCGCGACCGCGCCGACGCCGCCGAGGTCATCGGCGACCCCTCCGCCGACCGCGACCGCAGGATCGCCGCCCTCGCCACCCGCTTCAACATCGACCTGCGCGGCATCGAGTTCGTCACCGGCCAGGCGCCGCGCCTCCGGTTCCACGTCGGCGAGTCCGTGGTCGAGCTCCTGGCCGACCAACTGGTCACGCAGCAGCCCTTCCGCGGCGCCATGTCCCGCGGCGCCCGCGTGCTCCCGACCCCCGTCGGCCAGCGGGAGCGCCCGACATGGACGGACTACGCCAACATCATCCTCCGGGTCGCCGAGGTCGTGGACGCGGGCGTGGAGGCGACCGTAGACGGCGAGACCCTGGGCATCGTCCGCGCCTTCGTGGAGGCCCGCACCCTGGAGGACCTGCCGCCCGGCGAGGTCATTGACCGCCCGAGCGACCCCTTTCTCCGCACCGGAAAGGTCTGGGTGCGCGCGCAGGACCTCCTCCCGTTCGCCGCGATGACCTGCAACCTCCGCCTGCGCCAGAGCGAGCTCCTTCAACGCCTCCGCGCGATCGGCGCCGAACGCAGGACCTTCAACACGCGCAAGCGCGGGGACCCGACACGCAACAGTTCGGCCAGCTTCTACGGGCTGCCGGCCGAGGTCGTTATTCCCGAGGGCGAGGCGACGAAGTAACAACGTAACCCTTACTAGGGGGGTAAGCATGGGGGAGGGACCTTTCGAGTACTCCTTACTTCGTTACTTCGTTACTTCAACCCGAAACCACGGGAGATACGGAGTGTGCATCATTACTTCAGCCTTACTTCGCATTACTTCTCTCACAGGTCACTGGAGATTTTCCACACCTCCGGGGCCTGCTTACCCTCCTAGAATAGGGGCGCCGCCCGCCCGTGGCCGAGGCCGACCCGTACTGTCCGACCGAGGGAAGCATGCGTGAGGGCCGACCGAGGGGCATCATGCGTGGGCGCGGTGCGCGCCCGTGGGCGAAGTAGCCCGAAGTAGCCCGGCGAGTGAGCTTCGCTTTTGTGGCAGAGGGGCTTGACAGGCCCGAACCGCCTCGTGTATACTTCAGATAAGATACACTTCTCTGAAGCACGAGGGAGGAAAGGCCATGCGACGGAGGCTTCCGAAGATCATGACCAGGGACGAGGCCAGGGCCATTCTCGAGCAGCCCAACACACGCACCGCGACCGGCGCTCGCGATCGGGCGGCGTTACTTCTCATGTACAGGGCGGGCCTGCGTGTGGGCGAGGTCGTGGGGCTGACGACCAGGGCGCTGCAGGCGAACGGTGCGAAGCTGGTCTTCCGGGGCAAGGGCGATAAGGAGCGCGTGGTCTCGTTGGACGCCGACACGCGGGCGGCGCTCGACCTCTGGCTGCAGCAGCGGGCGAAGGTGACCGGCAACGGCGGCGCCCTCTTCTGCCGGGTCAAGGGACACACGGGCGGGCAGTTCGCCGGCGAGCCGGGCCAGGCGCTCACGACCAGGGCGGTGCAGGGGATGCTGAAGGGGTATGCGGCGAAGGCCCTGGGTGTGGAGCGGGCGGTGCAGATCGGCTGCCATACCCTCCGGCACTCCCACGCGACGGAGTTGGTGGACGAGGGTGTGAACCTCCGGGTCATACAGGAGCGCCTGGGGCACGCGCGCCTCGCGCAGACGGAGGTCTACACACAGGTGAGCGAGGTGGCGCAGCGGGCGGTGATCGACGCGCGACCGGGGATCGACGAGGGGCCGGCGCCCGACGCCGAGGCGGAGGACCTGGCGGCGAGGATCGCGGCGTTGACGGATGACCAGCGGGCGGCGCTGAGGGCGCTGCTGGCCTGAATCTTACACCGAAGGAGCATCCACCAACATCGTGGACGAGGTGACGTCGCGACGCTGCGCCAGGTGTGGGCGACCGCGCGACTGCCGTTGGGCCGACCACCTCCCCGAGGCCTTTTGCTCGCGGTGCATCGCGCGGGAGCTCGGTCGGGCCGACCGGCGCTGGTCAGACCTGCGCGACATCCGGGTTCGTTGCCAGGAGGCCTTCCGGGCCGGGAGGGAGCCCGACCCGAAGGACTTGGCAATGGTGGTGGACGTGCTCGGTCCGGTGCTGGCCCGGCAGGTCACGGTCGGAGGGTTGCGGGGCTGACGGACGGCCGGCGGCGACCCTCCTCCGCGAGGGCGGGGCGCGCGGCGGCCAGGGGGGTCGCCGTGGGCACGCGGGCGACCGCGCGGGTAGGAGTGGCGGGGCAAGGCCGAAACGCGCTCCTGGGCGATTGTGGTGCACTTCGGCCTCCTCGGGGCGGGCGGAGCTAGGGTTTGACGGGGCCGGGGGCGCGCAGGATCGACCGTGAGCGGCGTTCGGCGCGGGATCGGCGCCGGCGGACTGGCCGGCGAGCACAACACAGCCCGGAGGTATACGATGAGCACTCGGCAGGATCGACGCGCTCCCGAGGGGCGAGAGGCCACAGCATACCATGAGGCCGGACACGCCCTCTGCGATTATCTCAACGGGGTGCCCATTCGGCGGGTGAGCATCATCCCGGACGAGGCCAAAGGCGAGTATGGCCGCGTGGTCTGCTACGCCCCGCCGAAGTGGTTCTTCCCAGACTTGGAGTTTGGGCCGTGGCCCAAGGAGATCGTGGAGACAATGGCGATGTGCCTACTGGCGGGCGGGATTGCCGAGTGCATTGCTACCCGCGGGAGGTATGACCCGAAACTCAGCAGCGGCGACCGGGAGAACACGCTCGATCTTCTCGAACGCGGGGTAGTAACCAGCCAGGAGCTGGAGGCCGCGGTTGACGAGGCATCTCGGAGGGCCGAGGCTTTAGTGTGGAGGCACTGGGCCGGGGTGAAGGCCCTGGCAGAGGTTCTTCTGATGCACGGCAGACTGACCGGACGGCAAGCGGAGCAGGTATTGCGGGCTGCCTTGCCCGAGGGTGCCAATGCCGAGGCGGATGAGAACCGGAGGCGTCTGCGCCTCACCCGGCGGCGCAGGTCATACCATCATGGGAGAGAGGTATTGGAGGAGCGGATCGCTTGGGTGTGGTTCAAGGAGCGGACGGGCGACCTAACGGTAAGGGCCTTGGCGGGCAAGGTGTTTCGCGTGCCCCAGCGGCGACTCACTGCGGGGCAGTTGCGATCGGTGACGCGCGAGGTGAGGGCGATGGGGTATCTGAAGACGGGCCGGCTGAGGCAGCCGGCAAGGTAACGCAGACGGGAGGAGGGCTGACCGATGCCCGAAGAGTGCGAGGTGTGTGAGTTGTGCGAAGACGAAGCTGGGGAGCTATCGATCAACTGCGAGAACTGCGGGAAGCTGGTCTGCTGGGGCTGCCAATCCGACATCGAGGGCTTCTGCGCGGAGTGCCGGCCTGAGCCGGCGAGGCAGCCGGCGAGTGAACACTGACGAAGGAGGGCGAGCAGCTACGGTCAGCCGGTGCTGCTCCTGGGCGGGAGCATGGAGGCGACCGGGCCGGGGGACCTGCTAGAGGTCGGGGGCGAGCTGCAGCCAGCGGCGCTGGTGGTGCAGCGATGGTTGCGAGCGGCGGGCGGGAACCTCACGGACGAGGAGCGGACCCTGGCCGAGGCCTTCGCGGGTACGCCGCCGAGCGGATGATGATGGACGGAGGGCACCATGCCCGGCGTGATGGTCGGCGAGCTGACGCTGTGCCGCGGCGCCCGCGCGCGCCTTCGCGTGAGCCTGCGTGACGGCGGCGACCTGTGCGAGGTCCGCGTGTACGCGGAGGGCGGCGCGGGGGTGTTCGACGTGGCGGGGGAGGGTCTCGTGCTGGCCGTCCACGAACTGCCTCGGGTCCGGGAGTTGCTTCGGCGCGCCGAGTCCGCGGCGCGGGTCCGGGCGGGGAAGGGGGGCGTATGATGAACGACGGCCGGGAGCGGGCGTTGGCGAACCTCTCGCCGGACGCGGCCCTGCGGCACGGCATCCGGGCGGCGGACGGCGCACTGATGTTGTGCCGGCGGTGTTGCCTTCGCGAGCAGTGCCCCGAGGCGTGTGAGGGCGAGTGCCCGGCGGAGGCGCGCTACCTGGGCGAGAGGCGGGAGTCCATCCTGGGCCTGCCGCACATCGACGCGGTGATCGACGGGCCAGCGGTGGCGCTGCTGGTGTGGTGTGAGCTGCGCCTGCTGCGGTGGGCGCGGTATCTGGCGGCGAGCGGCGAGACGCTGCCGGGGGCGCCGGCCTACCTCGAGGCTCAGCCGGCGGACAAGCATGTGACGGCGATGTTGAACACGTGGACGAGGCTCCTGGAGAAGCTGAGCCTCACGCCGGCGACGCGGCGGGCGCTCGAAGGTCGGGGCGAGGCGGGGCCGGGGGCGGCCCTGGCCTCGGCGATTCGAGAGCTGAGCCGGACGGAGGCCGAGAGGAAGCCGCCCGTTCACGCGGACTTCGAGGCGACCGACGAGGGGGTGCCGATGTGAAGCTGAGCGGGAAGCAGGTCGCGGAGTGGCGGGCGGACGTAGTGAAGTTCGCCGAGGAGTGCTGCCACGTGCGCACGCCCGTCTCGGGCGTGCTCGGTCCCCTGCGCCTGGCCGACCACCAGAAGGCGTTCCTGCGAGAGGCGACCCGGCGCGGCCCAGACGGAACCCTCGTCCATCGGACCTGCGTGGCGTCTTATCCGCGGCGGGAGGGCAAAACGCTGCTAGTGAGCCTGCTGCTCGCGCAGCGGCTCGCGCTATGGACGGACCAGCGGCTGCTCGTCCTGGCGAACTCGTTGACGCAGGCGACGAGCAACATCCTCACGGTGCTGACGGACCTGTTCCGCGAATCGCCGGCGCTGGCCGGGTTCGTGCCGCCCGAGGCGTACCAGGTCACAAAGCTGACCGTGCCGGCCCTGGGCAACATCGTGGAGTGCGTGACCTGCTCCTGGGCGAGCATACAGGGGCGCCCGCGCGTGGACCTGCTTGCGTGCGACGAGCTGCACGCGGCGGAGAACCCGAAGGTGTTCGATTTCGCGTCGCAGCTCGAGGGTCGCGACGCACAGGTTCTCGTGAGCAGCTCGGCGGGGGCGCCGGTGAGCACAAACCCGATGTGGCGGCTGTACCAGGCCCGCGAGGAGGCGTGGATTCTGTTTGATTACCGGCAGGAGCACGCGCTTCCGTGGGCGGCGGCCCTGGGCGAGCGGGAGCGCAAGACCCTTCTTCCCGGCGAGTGGTCGTATCAACATCAAAACGCGTGGGGACAGACGGGGATTGCGCTGTTCGCGCCGGGGGACGTCGAGCGGGCGGCCCTCCCCTACCTCGAACCACGGACGCCCGAGGAGTGGGCGGCGCTGAGGGAGGCCTGGGGTTTCGCCGAGGCGCCGTGCGTGGTGGGCGTCGGGCTCGACCGCGCGGGGGTCTCACGGCGCGGGG